GCGGCACCTACACCAGCACCAGCGAGACCGGTGAGGCCAGCAGCAGCGGCAACTGCCTTAGGATTTTTCTTAAGGAACTTAGCAGCCTGAGCATATCTCTCAGCCTTAGCCAAAGACTTTCCATGTTCCTTAACGGCATTAGCGATTTCACGCTGCTGGTTTCCGCGAAGCTTCTTCAGATAGCTTGCCTCTGACTTACCATTATAGAGGGCCTTTTCAATCTGCTTCTGGGTGTAGCCTGCATTCTTCATCTCAGCTGCTTTTGTCTGTAGCTCCTTAATAGCTTTATTATGACCCATCTTAAGGTCAGCTGCTACGTTCTTATTCTTAAGCTCTTTAATGTCATTCGTATACTTGCCGTGGCGACCAGCTACATACTTAGCACGGCCATAAAAACCACCACCTAAAGCTGCGGCACCTACACCAGCACCAGCGAGGGTACCAATGTCACGGCCGGACTGAACGTCACTTTCATCACTATAAAGGGCCTCATAGTAGCCATCCATAAACTCTGAGAAGAGATCAAGCTCTTCTTCACTCATTGTTACACTGTACAGCTGCTCCTCGGGCTCGCTGTAAGAAAATACTTTACGTCTTACGTACATTGTGTTTAAAAGTTTTTAATTAGAAACCCCTCTGAGGAGCTTCTGTTGTTATACATTATTGTTTGTTTATTGTCGAATTTTGAGAGGATTAAAAAGTCTCTCTGATTTATTTTCTTTTTCCTCCAAAGAAGTATCGACGACTTCTTCGGTGAACATTTTAGTTTTCTTCATTGGATTTTACTTTTTATTGTACCAGCAAGATCCGCCGTAGCCGCTATCTTACGAGAGTCATTTTTTGAATTTCCTAATGCTCTAGCAATTTTATAGACCTTAGCATACTTATGACCTTCTTTCACCCTCTCCTGATGTTCTTCTAGATTAACTTTTGGTAGCTGTTTCATTACGAATTTTTTCATTTCATTGGAATGGGTTTAAGGGCTGTCGTATTCTTTTTCACTAGACTTTGACGGCCTGGGTTAGACTCGTTTTCCTTCTCCAGTCTCTTTTCTTGAATCTGCTGTCTCTTTTCAGAGGCATCTTTCTGAGCTTCAAGCCTCTGGGCCTGGTATTGTTTTCGATACTGCGCCTGTCGTTCTTGTTGAGACAGCTGTTGGGCAAGTCTCTGATTCTGCATGATCTGACGCTGCATCTTCATGTTTTCGAGCTGTAAGTCACGGGGACTCGGCATCTCTTGCTGTGGTTCTGGCTGTGGTACTTGAGTTTGCTGCTGTGGTGCCACAGTACCCTGCTGTTGTGTCTGAGGCTGAGCAGCATATTGCCTCTGTATTCTGTATATTGCCATTTTAAAATAATTCTTCCAGCATGTCCTGATAAATACCTCCTTCGCCAAAATATAAATCTTGAGCCGTCTCGGTTAGATTTTCTAGAAGTTGACCCTGCTTAAGATAACCAGTTGATACACCATTTTCGTTACCCTCGGAAAGATACAGGTGAAGATTATAGATCGCCTGTGTCATACTATCCCAAAGGTCCTTCGAGCCGAGTGGGTTAGATCCATCTTTATTGTCGAAACTTAAGGTAGCCTTCTTTGGGTGATCGACTTTTCCGTTTGGCAATATCTTAAGATCATAAGCTTCTCTAAAAAATCTCTCGACTTCTGGCATCTCTAGGCGTTCATATTGAAAAGTGGCCTTAAGGTAGGTCGCAAGCTCTGGTGTTCGATCGGTACTAAGATATCTTACTGGTATTCCTTCACGATCGAGATCCTGCGCAAGTGACTTGCTGAAGGCATGGTCATAAGATACTGATATATTGAAGCGCCTTGAGAGCTCCATTATAAAGTCATAGATGTGAGCTAAGGAGGTCTCTTGTCCATCTTTCCTGGAGAGACCGAAACAAGCATGAATCTTGTATTTTGGCTCCTTGGTTTTTCCTGAAACTTCCCAACCAGCGAATGAGGCGATGGTAATTGCGGCGATATCACTCGACACTGCCAGGTCAAGCCCGATACTCAAGAAAGTATTTGGCTTGATATGTGACAACATTGGCTCAACCCGTGAGATCACTTTGTCGGTTTTATCATAGAAGTCGACATAGAAAATCTCAGGCATCTGATTACGGAGTTTCGCACAATTTAGGACATGGCTAATGTCGCCAGAGAAGAACAGGTCGGAGGCTCCGGTGTTAACACCACAAACGTCTTGCAAGGTTTTCTCTGGAGCTGCTTTAAAGTCCGGAAGAACTTGGATGGGGATCTTGATAATTCGGTCTTTGTCGAGATCTTTGTTATTTTTTGCTTCTTCGTCAGATAGTATTCCAAGCTTTCTCCGCCCGTCGCCGGCATAAGCATAAAAAGTTAAACCTTGTGATTGTCGATACATTTCTGGCCTAACTTCCCAGTGAGCTGGGCAACAATACCATGTGTGTTCAGGATCAGCATTCTCTAGGAACGTCGTGACCGGACCACTAGACCCTTTAGCACTAGAGTCGATGATGAAAGCTCCAAGAAATTCTCGAACCTCTGGTGAAAAACGGTT